TGTCCAGTTGTTCTCATACTATGACACCATCCTGTGGCATGTGATGATCTAAATTTCCAATCACCATGCATATTTTTCCATGAATTCAATATGTCTTTACTTACTCCTAAATACTCATAGATTAATAATTCAACATTAATTATGTTTTCATCTGTTTGTCTATCTTGTTTTTTTAAATCACTTTCAAAATAAATGTCTCCTGCATTAAATGTACTTAATATTTCTGATAATTCTTTTGGTGTGTAACCATCAGCATATATTATGTTATGTCTTAATATAGTTTTTAATCTTTTCTTTGCTTCCATAAATATTGGGCTATAGATAGCTGCAATATAATAAGATTGCCAAGCAATTATTCTTGGTTCTTGATCTTCTAAATTAAATATTTCTTTACCTGGTTTGTATAATGTTTCTAATTTTAAATGTATATTAATTTGATTTAAATCTTTTTTAATTGTGCCATTTTCTAAAAAAAACAATAATTCTTCTAACACTTTATCAGCATTATGATGTTTTGATATCCATTCAATTGTTTTATTTGCATCAAATGTTATTGGATCATTTTGATATGCATTTGCTATATCATCACAATTTGGTTTAAAATAAGCAGACTTCATTAGTATAAATGTATCAATTGGTTTAGGAATTTGTAGTCTTACATTTGCTACTGAATAAATTTTATCTGTTATAACATTATGTTCTTTATATATTAATTTAGTCACTACTGGTCTTGATATATTTGGATATTGTGTCATAGATGTTTTGGATGTTAATATTAATTTTCCAGGTTTTTCTCTTGATTTAATAATACCTTTACCGGTCATTGTTGTTTTTGTTATTACATCACTCATATCATAATTATCCCAGAATAATAATGATTGTAATCCTAATTCTTCAGTTAATTGGGTATCCCCTTGTTTAAGTGTGATAGAAAAGAAATCAGGACTAATTAAATACATTGTTTCTGTATTTAATATTATAGTTTCACTATAATCATTTGTTTTAATTAATTGTGTCATGTAATTAAAATTATATAAATGCATAAAACTTAAATCAAAATTAATTTCTTTCATATATACCAATTTTGGAGATTCCATATTATTTTTTGGATTCCACCAATCTTTGTGTTTTTCAAAACCTACTGGCAATGTTACAATATCAATTGGTTTGCCTTTACCTGTTATTTTTAATTTACTTTTATAAATATCTAACTTTTCGTTTATTATATATGTATGTTTAGTTGAACTTATTATTACTGGTTCATTATTTGATATGATTGATACTAATAATATTTTATTTATTAATTGTGTAGGTACATCTATAATTGACTGAACTAATTCAAATGTACTATCATAAAGTAATTTTGATTTAATTATATTGTATTCAGTAGTTAATTCTAATATATTATCTGGTTCTTTGGTTCTAGCTAACATTTGTGCACCTGATTTTGATGTTATAGTTGTATAATCTTTAATTAAATTTAAATCTTGTCCATCATAATACATTGTTGTTCCATTACTTTCTAGTCCATAATATGTTGATTCCATATAGCAATCTATAGCATCTTTAAATTCTATCACATATTTTAAAGATCCATTTAATATTATTTGTCTTTTTGTGGATAAATTTTGTGTTTTAATTAAATTCAAAAAATCAATTTTATCATTTGGTGGTATTCCTATTATTACAATTAATTGTCCAATTTCTATTTTATTTTTAAAGTAATTGAAATTTAAATTATGATGTGATCTATTATCATAATTCATTATATACAA